GGCAATTTGGCACCCCCCCGGAAGGACCCCCCCAACAGCCACCCACCCTAGGGGGTATCATCAAACCACCTAAAAGTATGGTGACCAGGTGTACACCCACCCAATAAAATAGTGATCAAACGTACACCCCCCCCATCCTAGCTACCAGGTATTGGGTCAACCCGATTGGGTGATGGACAAACGTACAACATACAGACACAAAAATACCCCCCTACTCGAGGGGGGTATAATGCTGGCCAGTTAAACCGGGGGTATGCTTTGCGGGGGGGCGCACAAAAAAAGGGGAGCCAATGGCCCCCCCCGGTAACGTTTACATTCTTGCGTTTATTCTATCGGGTCGAATTGTTCCCGATATCCATTAACCAAGCGCTTCCATATCAAATGTGTCTCGACATTCTCCAGTTCACTTTCACTGTCGAATCGGTCAATCTTAACCCGTATACCATCACCATTTAAAAACCCCCAACGACGATATAACGAGCGCTTATCCTTCATTCTATGAATCTCCCAAAATACATTGCAACCCGATTTTGACGGTCTAGTAAACCTACGATAATTCATCATTCCCCCCCCATAAACGACAACACAAACCAACCAAACCAACCAGGACAGCAAAAACAATCCCGATCGGAACCAGAGGGAACAATGCGAGAACAACTAACAATTCGACCATTAAATTGACCCTCATTAAAACGTCACCAATTGTCCACTGAATTCACGGCACAATTCCGCAACGATCAAACCAATGGCAACAAATGCCAACCCAACCAGGAACGCCAACGCGCAACCCTGAAAAAAACCGTTAAGACAATCCCTCATCGTTTGAACCCTCAAAAAACGCCCAATAAAACCCACGCACAAAAAAGACACCACAAACACTCAATATAAAAATTTCGTCCGCGCTCATCTTCCGAATTCCTCACGGTTGTTGTGATAACGAAAATACCTTACCCGGTCTTCGGCGTATTCGATACCCTGTTGCACAAACTCAATTTGTTCAGCATCCAATCTATCAAAAGACAATACAGGACCGATCTTGACGCCCAAGTTAAAACCCGACCAACCAGCACAAGTTGACCGTTGACCCCGCGCGCGTATCAAGTCAAATTGGTCACCCAAAAATTCCCATAGCGCATCGAAAAACAAAAAAGATTCCTCTTCAGACTGCAAAGCGTATCGGTCTCGAATCCATTCGTAGTTTTCGCAAATTTCTAGTGTTTTATTGTTTATTCCCATTATTCCACCCCCCAATCAACCACAAACCCGGTTGTATCGTTTACGGAATCCCCTTTTGCGCGCAACCCAATAATGTGAGATTCAGGGTCAAGAAAGCGCCTATCGTCTGAATCCCCGTCGAACACTGGCCACCCCTTCCACGTTTCCGGGATTATTCGATGGCTACCTTTTCGGAATGCTACTGCCACGGTTCCGCCGTTGCCAAGAATCCGGTCAATTGTACGTTTCGACATTGTCTCCGTAAAACTTCTCGTTAGGTGGTAATTGTCGGGGAATTGTCCGCGCTGGAATCTCGAATAACGATAAGGGTCTTTTGTATAATCGTAAAAACGAATGTCGGGAAAATCAGAAAACAACCACGGCGCGATTTTCGGCCAGTCTAGATCTGAAAACACATTCAACCGACAAAAAACCGGAATTCCCTTTTCGTATGCTTTCCCGTATTCGCGCGCGATTTCGTACCAAAGCAGAATCAAAAAGCTTTCTTGATCTTTGAAGAAAAAACGGGTTTTGCGCTTACGTGATTTTGGTATTGACTGAAAAACACGCGCCAAACCCTGTTTACCTACACAATGGCGCATGCAACCGCGCGTTGCGTGTTGGCAGACCTGAAAACCCGACGTTTTTGCTTGTGCCAAGCTTAACCCGATTATGTGCGCGAATTCCGCATCCGTTTTACCGAATTTCGGGTTATCGTCTCCAATTGTTAAAAGACTATTGACCCCGAATTCACGCGCTTTCCTACGTGCGCGCCTAACTTGTTCAACTGAAAATCGGCCAACTGCCGACATAGGCGCAAAATCTGATTCCCTCATTGCTTTTCCCTCATTGTGAAACAAAAAAAGGGGGGGCAATCGCCCCCCCCGAAACCCTATTCAAAATCCGTCTCGTATCTTGCGAACTCCTCAAACAAAAAACGCGCGGCGCTTTCTAGATCGTCAAAAAACTCTCCGTAATTGGTGACCATTACCATATACCGCCTAGGTCTACCCAATCGATAATCTACTTGATCGATCAATTCAACATAGGCGCCCCCCCTAAACTGAATACAGTGATTTCGTTGTTCGATTGGGTGTTCAATTGGACCCAATACATAGTGACCCGTTTTGAACCAATCTTGAAACAATCTTTCGTCGTTTTCATTCATTGCAGACGCTCCGTCATTGCCGACAGACCGTCCACGTCATCCCCCAACAGCGCCTCAAGCATTCCAATTAAAAAGAGTCTCTCATCGTCAACTGTTGGCGAATTCAAACACGGTTCAGAATCTTTTGGCGCCAACCCATCAAAACACGCATTAACAGCGCCGCAACCGTTGCTACGGAATGAATTGACCCATTCTTTCCAAGAACCGGTTTCTTGATTGTGGAATTCATCCACGTCGAACGGTTCTCCACAATGTCTACAGAATAAATCCATCGTCTTTTCCTCATTTAAACATATTGCCAAGATACCGATTCAACGAACCGGTTGACCCATTGCAGAGCTACAAAACCGTGAACCTTTTTTTCCACGGTATCGAAACACCCATCGCTGAAAATAGAAACAACACGCGCGTATTCTTTACCTTGATATTTAACGGTTATCTTCACCCGCTCTTCAATCATCGTCTTTCCCTCATTGTCAAACAAAAAAGGGGGGCAAGCCCCCCCGTGGTTAAACCGTCAAACCATAATCAGCATCGGTTAGAATCCATGGCGATATCTCAATGGCAAACTCCGGGAAAACATCGACCAAGATATTTTTGAGGACTTGCCATTGTTGAAAATCAGAAACCTTTACGTCGAACGATTCACCATATGTGAATTCGTATTCGTCGAATTCCAAAACCCCCAAAACATCGTCAAAGCATTCCAATGGACTTTTGATTTGAATCGTTTGATAGTTCATTATTTTTCCCTCATTGTGAAAAATGTGTTTCGTATGCCCCCATTGTAAGCCTATATCGTCACGAATCAACCCAAACACGACAAAAAACCGTGAAAGTTTTCAAAGTTTAGAAAAGTTTTTTCCGGGTCAATTCTAACCAACCAACCAACCGAACAAACGAACACCCCCCCCGTTTGAGCTACCCCCCGTTTGGGGGTTTGCCTATCTTGACACCCCCCTGGTTTAGCTACTACCCCCTAGTTGGGGTGGGATTCCCCTCGAGTGGGTGGGTTAGTTGTAAACCCCCCTGGTTGAGTGGTGAACAGGTGTACACCCCCCCATTTGGGGGGGTCTAAAAAAATTTCAAAATCGAAAATTTGGGGATTGCATATATAGAGTCGGTCTCAATTTTTTTAAAAACTCAAAAATCAAAATTTAAAAATCCTAAAAACCCACCAATTGGAGCGGGTATCAATTTTTTAAAGGTCAACTCGATTTCTAAATTTTCAAAAATTTTGTTTTGCCATATATAGAGGCCGTCTCAACTTTTTTTCCGGGAAAAAGGATTGGCCATATATAGAGAGTCTCTCAACTTTTTTTGACTTACAATTAGTGCAAATCAACTCAAAGTCGTTTTGGTAACTGTCAAAAACCTTTGGAGAAACTTTGGAGAAACTTTGGAGCGTATCGAGTAGAGGGGGGGGGTATTGTTTAAAATCGGCTTGCCGCCTGCGCATAAAAATACTCCAGCAAATACGGGCCAAAACCTAAAACCAATACTTACTGGAGCACCAGCAGCAGAACAACGAGTCCTGCCGCTCACACCAACTACCCCCCTAGGGGCATGTTCTCATTTTAGTCTATCTTCCTAGTCTGTGTACCCCCAGGTGACCTCTTCCGATACACTTCCGCGGGACGACCGCTAGGTTGTTTGATCTTATCGCACTCGATTTGATCTCGATCCAGCAAGGTATCTCGAACCTTATTCATGTCATAGGATTCGATCCTCAGTTGCTGCATCATGTTCGACCGTAGAACACGCTTACCCTCTGCTTCCTTCTCCGTGATGAACTTAAGCACCTTATCGCAGATCCTATTGATCTTAGAACTGGCCCCAACGCCTGACTGGACGCGAGTCCAAAAGGAATCAGTGCTCCAGCGTACGAGTATGTCTGCCCAGTTTGCAGCCTCTTGGTCAACAACAATATTATTGATGTCTCGACTCGCAGCATAGATCAACGACAACTTCCTAGCCTTCTCGCTAGCCCGACTGTAGACACTTCGTTTGGGCTCCACCTCAATCGCATCAGACTGCTCACTAAGCCTAGCAAACACCTTCTCCGCATCATCAGTCACTGGTACTCGCAGTGGCTTAGGATACTTGAACGCTAGGTTGCCTTCACCGCTTTTAAACTCTACCCATTGTTGAGCCAGGTCAATGAGTTCTCCAGGTGGATCATCCGAAAAGATTCTCTTTAGCTTAGCAACAGGTCCAGTATCTAACACTAAGAGGCGAGCACAGAACCCATCATCCAAGAATGTCTCATCGAGGTTTTCCCAAAAGTTGTGAGGCACTGTCCAGCCAACAAACGACAGACATGGCTGTTCAATGGTGATGTTCGATTCATTGTTGGCCATGGCTTTAGGTGACCAATGCGTTTGCACGTTCCACAGGCTGAGTAACGTAGAGTTGACGCTATCACTACCGGATGTCTTCCCTGCGCCTATCTGCCGCAGGTAATGTCCATACTCATCCATATTCAGTAAAACGCTAGGAGAGCGATCTAGACAGCGTGCAATGGCCGTATCACCTGTTACCTTCGGCTGAATCATATGATCGCAACCAGCGAAGTAAGAGATACGTTTGATGCAATCCTGTGGTGCCTGCTTACCACCACCACTTGGTGCGATACCTACGATAAACAGATTGGTCCGAGTACCTGACTCGTCCATGATCTTTCGACCGGCAAGTGTTGCCTGAAATGCAATGGCGGCAATAAGTGAAAGCCTCGGATTGTCTCTCGGATTTTGTGAATCGATGTACTTCATCAGTTGACCGATGAATCCTGGCACTTGGAAAACTTCACTAGGCATGGGGCTGGACTCAATCGACATCTTCTGCATGATGCCTTCCAACTCAACCTCATACTCTGAGTCGTCTACAACAACTTCCGGCTCATCTTCGTACATGTAGCCAAAGACTGCCTCGCGTTGACCTGCCTGCGTTGCCTGCTCGATCTTGTGCTCCAGATCTTTGTCCTCCCATGGAGGATCACATCGGTTGTTCCAATCTTCGAGAAGTAGCATTGCTTCTTCGGGGTCTGCCATAAAACCATTGATCAAAACACAGACTAGGCGAAACGTCATGTCATGACCGCTAAAACCGCTAATCGCTGGCGGATATTTCTCGACGTACTTCTGAGCGCGTTCCTCCCAGTTGTCTGGCCTTCTCTTGTTGACAGTAGGCTTCGGCGGTTGATAGGCAGTCTTTTGAGTATTGATCAGCTTCTTAGCTTCGAGCGTAGCGTCTCTGATTGTGCCTTCACCGAGAACATCACCTGTGATCGTAAAGTAACGACCTTGGGTGTAGATCTCAATCTGGCCATCATCGACTCTAAGCCTTCGGCCTCGCATGCCCTGAACGGCACAACGAGCGATACACTTAACGCCCGTCCCTGACGGACTGATCTCGGTGTAGGTGCTTAAGGTATTAACGATAGGCTTTGCCCAAGGTTTCAGCTTCCCATCAACCAGGCAGTTGTCAAAATCAAACCCACAATAGTCATCTGACTCAGAAAAAACAAAACCAACACCAGACCAAGATCCCTTACGGTATTCTTGCCAAACATCGAGAAAACTGCTCCAGTGCGTTGGGTCAACACTACTCGCCCTTTGCCCATCGATTCGATAAGGAATCTTGCTTTTATTGCCATCTCCTTTGTCCTCGTATTTCCACAATACCCATTGGTCCCTCTCCATCAATTCAACGGGAATCTTCATTCAAAATTACTCCTGTGATACTTCTCACCTTGACCGCACCTCATTGGTTCAAACGTTCCGAACCAACCATCAATGACGACACCACAACCGAGAGTTGGTCTGTTTGGCATCGACGCACCATAAGCAAAACAATAAGCACTGATGTCGATCCCACATCCAACATTCAGCGCAAATATCCTGCTTGTATCGTTACTGTGATAAACAACGCCACCCCACGCATGGGTATGGCCTATGACAACGGACATTCGCTTATTGATTGCCCGATTAATTGCACCGTTCTTACCTGACGATCCTGTCCCGTGTTCGTAGAGTACTCCATCGAATATGTGGCTGTCCTGCCAATCCCAATCTGGAGTATTCCAAACATCCTTGTATGTTTTGCAGTATCGATCAGGGACACCAACTGACCTGGCTTTGCGATAGTGGCGATTGTCATGGTTGCCGATTGAAACCGTTGCCTCTGGCCATACCTTAGTCCATCGGTGTACGCATTCTTGGGCAAGCTCCGCTTCCCGTTCGGCAGAATGTCCTTCGGGATTATCTTCCCATTGGCTCAGACGATGATGTTCAACCACATCACCAATGAAGTGTACGTGTTCTACTTGCCACTGATCGAATGTGTCCATAACGAAGTGCAAGTAGCCAGGGTGGTCGAAGGGTAGGTGCAGATCCGAAACAATTCCAATTCGCATAGCTATTCATCCTTGTGGAAATACCCTTCACGCCAGAGAAGTCTTGAGATGTCTTTAGCAGTCTCCGATACTGCCTCTTCATCCAGATCCCAAGCACAAGCATGCAGGGCCTCATGAATAATGATTTCGAGTTTGATCCTCCCACTAAGTTGCTTATTTATCTTGATTTTTTTGCTGCGTCGGTCGGGAGCGTCACATAGGCCGAGATCCTCCATCTCGACATAGATCAACTCCCAGACCTTACGACGCAACTTGTGAAACATTACAGGTCAAGCCATTTGCGGACAGTTTGGTGCGAACATTGCAACGTCATGCAAATCTCTTTCATTGAGACGCCTTCTTCGTAAAGAATCAGGCAACGTTCCCTTTTTAACCTCAAAGCCAATGACTCATTTGTCATCGCAAAAATGTTTTCTCTGTTGCGATAAAACCTCTTCCCTTGATGACATGCTTCGACACCATACTCCCTTTTAAACTTTTGAAAGTACTCCCTCCTAGCAGCTACCCATTGATCGCATAGTGCAATCTCCTCTGGCCTCTGTGGTCCCCTACCATTCATCATGATTCTGATTGCGTATTCAGTTTCCTGATCGCAAGTCGGCATCCCTACCTCATCGATTCGATCCATCTTCAGCATCAAGTCTTCTCCTTAATTTTTTGATTGCTGTTTCATGTATTCTCTGACAAGTCCTGCCAGAGCAATTCAGTGCTTCACCGATGTCCTCCCACTTGATATTGTTCAGACGCATCATGACGCACCATTGCTCCTTCTCGTTCAACACCTCTTCTAAAAAATCGAGCCACTCGAGAGACAGACTGCTCGTCCCCTGTGTAGGGTGCTCCAGTAATTCGCAGCCACGCTTTGCAGCCTGCCTCCTAAGTTTGGCCCATACCTTCAGGAAAGCCTGTTGATGCAATCGCCCCTGAAGCAGTTCTAGGGCAAGCATCTGCTTGCAATCCTCGACTGGTTCCCGCCATATATAAGCGAGCTTCCTTGCTCTAGAGTCGATCCATCGGTCTTCCATCAGTAGCATCAGAACGGTGCTTGCTCCGTTTCTGCCTTTACAGTTGACCTGCGAAAGTTTCGGACTTCGGTGAACGATGAGCCGTCATCGGTCTTCTTGGTCTTCAAGTCGCACAGGAATGGTTTAGCTACAATCTCAGTAGTGTCTTGAGGATTAAATACTCCCACCGCCTTGCATAGCGCAGCAAACTGAATCGAGCACCTCTCTTGATATTTCGCATTTGCATGCCCCGCTAAGTAGATCCACATCTTCGTCGTTCTGTTGATGTATTCTCCAGAGTCAATGATCTGAATCACAAGCGTGACAAGAGTCCCTTTTGCATTCTCTTCCACCTCTGCTGACTGCACAACGCAATTGTATTCACCGTCCGGTATTTGGACAAAAGCTGCTGGCTCGTCGTTCCACTGATTTGCATCGAATTGAAAAGCTGATAAATCACCCATTTGCACTTACTCCGTCAATAAACTTTTGATATTCCTGCCAAGCCATTTCAATTTGCTCTGGCATACCTAAACGATTCTTTGCCTCTGCCCATCCCTTCGCACCATCGCACAAGAGCATACGCTGAGATCCTTTTGCCTTCGTAACCTTCTTGCTAAACCCTTGATCTTCCTGAGCAGTGAAGACTTGGAAGTAGGCGAACAGCACCTCATCGCACCACTCCGTAATCTTTTGTCTGGCCCTTTTGTGAAGTCGCGGGTAGTACTTCTGAAAACTGTTTGTTGAAGGTGAAGGATCGAGTTCAACAGTATCGTGAGAAATCAAGACAATGTTCATGTCCTTCTCAAGTCGGATGTACTCCAGTGCATTTAGGATACTGATAAAGTCGTTGAGTGCTTCCACGTACCCTTTACCGTAACCACCACCTGCAACTTCGATACTGTCTACATCGTACTTCTTGCATACCTTTGCATGAATCAAAGTCTCCAGTGCTGACAGACTGTCAATGACCAAAGTCTTGTAATCATGCTCGTCACTCACTACATCTCTCAACACTTGCATCATCTGATCTACATCAACAATTTTGTTGACGCGATCAACGTCAATGTCATCGATTCCATCCTCCACTGGAATGAACAACGGATTGACAGCACCTGCTGCAAACGTCGATTTACCCACGCCTGGAGTACCGTACACCAGCGTCCTTCGTGGGGTCTTCTGTCGTCCCTTTTTGATGTTTAGTCCCATCATCTCTCCCTACGTAAAAGCAATAAAACATCTCTTAGGTCATCACGAAACTTTTCGGCGTATTGAATCCTCAGATCCTTTACCTGCTCAGGACTGAAGTACCGCCACTGAGGGCCACAACCCTTCATCTGCCTAATGCGTCGATTTTCACGACTCAGCAATTCATTAACCTTCTGCCTCGCCAGTGCGACGTTTGATTTCTCTGTCAACGTAATACCTCGCCTTCTTTAAGTCCTCCAGTGCATCATGCTTCAGGTCGCACCTCCAAAGGTATTTGATTGCATTGCCAATGTTGAATGACATGTGCTCTGTAATCTGAATACACTCGATCCCTGAAGGATGGTTTGTGTAATGTCTTGGCCTATTGACTGAATCACTAGTGTCAACACCAAACTCTTCGTACTCTGACTTCATATCCGGTTCACCTCTGGATACTTGCCTGGCCAAATGTCCTTGTCACGGCAATAGCGATAGTATTGCAACTGCGCGATCACATCGGCAGTCGCTTCGATCAGACTGTCATCTGTCAGTTCCCAAATGCCGATCTCGTAGGGTGGTTCTTTTTCAATGGCCACCAAACTGACATTCCAGGTATGGCCAGTAATTCCCTTGATCATCATCCTGTAAAACGCCATCTGAAAGAGATACTTACGCTCAATCCAGTCAGGGAATGTGTCAAGACTTTGAGTCGTCTTAAGGTCAATCAGTTGCCTACCCACTGGTTTGAGGTAATCCATTTTGGATTGGCACTCGACACCGTACATCGACTGACGCAATACGATCTCAGGATCACCATCGGACAGAAGAACTGAAGCATATTCATGATTGCGAATAGCGAAGTTCATTTCTGAAATGCGTGCAGACTCTTCTAAAGTGATGTACTCAACACCTTCTGGTGACGACTCGAGCCACTCTTGAACCTTTTTGCCAGTCTTATAGGGTTCTCCAGTTTTAGGATTGACAGGCGGCTCCGTTTCCAAAAATCGCTCATGAAAAACATTACTGCCCTCGAGCACTCTGGTATGAAACGCTGACCCAAAGATCAGTGCTTTACTCTTTGGCTTTTCTACCTCGCCGCTGACCAACGCATGAAACTTTGATGGCCCCATAGATTTAAAATCGTGCAACCTGCTTGCACTACAGTATTCGTCATAGGACGAGTAATACTCGTCGTCTTTGACATCCAGGTAATAGTCTCGAATGATCATCGTTCTCCGTAACCCTCCAATTCGTATTTCACCAAACCATCCTCATCGATTTCGATCTTGAGCTTGACTAGCAATGGTGGGATCTCAATACCCAACAACTTGGCCAATTGCTCAAGCTCTTCGCGCGTCAACGCCTTAATAGCCATAACACCCTCCAGTGAAAAAGAAAGGGAGGACCAGCCCGATGAGTCAGAACTGAACCGATCCTCCCTAGACGATGGGTCAATTACTGTCGCGAATATACTTATCTGCGTACAGTTGCATCGCTTGGTTACTGCCGTCGTAAACCTTGCCTGTCAGCACCTCAAACACCTGAGCACCACAGGTAGAGGGGAAGCCGTACCACTCCATGACTCCCGCCCAGTGATTACTGTTACAGTAATCAATAGATACGCCGATAGCAGCTAACGACTCTTCAGATGGGTTCATGATGTCCTCGCCAACTTCAGCGATAAATTCATCAATGACCCGTTCGAGTCTGTCGGACAAAATCATCGCTCGTTGCGAGATCTCTTCTCTGTCCACAATAAAATCGAGTTCGCCAAATCTACTTTCCATCGTCTGACCTCCATCGTCAAAAGGTGAACAGATTCTTACGACTTTCTATGAAAACGTCAATCTAGTAGTGCAGCTTTTTTTCGAGAAAAACGCGATGTTTTTTACTGCGGTCGTAAGTCGTTTAACAACAAGGGGTTACGAATACACCTAAAAGGCTAGCATCTAAACGTATGAACCAAGCGAGCAAACTAAGATACTTTTTTCGGATTGCAGCACGCGACAGCGTCTTCTTTCCTGGAGCACCTAAGCCGAAGGCTTAAAAAGACTTACGGCGGCAGCCGAGAGCACCACCTCGCATTCTCCAGTGACTATTTCGAACAAAATATTGACTACCTGCTTGACAGAAAAAACGATTTTGTAAAATCAATTTAACCTTATTAAGTACTCCAGTTTGCAGATTGTCAATTGCAGTTTGTCTGCTTTGGTTTTTTGGGAGATGGGAGTGGAGGGGGTGCAGGGGGAGGCGAGGGAAGAACCCTTTTTGCTATCGCAGGGATTCTATTTTCATAATTAGGCATTGCTAATCTTATAGCTTCGTCTAGAATGGTAAGCAACCAAACCTCATTGTCCCCGGCATCTGAGTTGATTTCCCTCGCTCGGTGTCGGGTTTTTTATTTGGTGCAGGATGAAATTCAAAAAGCTACGTGAGGATGCGTACACGCCTACAAAGGGCCATACATTCGACGCAGGATGGGATTTGAGGGCCGTAGAGACGGTTATACTGGCTCAGGGGAGGAGACGCCTTATTAAGACTGGGATAGCTATTGATATCCCGCAGGGTCACGTAGGGCTTATCTGGCCTCGCAGCGGATTAGCAAAGGACTGGGGCGTAGATATCCTGGCTGGAGTCATTGACTCGGGCTATCACGGCGAAGTGGGCGTTTTGATCATAAATCACGGCGATATGACAAAGGTCATATCGGCAGGCGACAAGATCGCTCAACTGGTGTTGCAGGAACACTTGTTGTGCCAAATGATCGAAGTAGACGAATTCCCTGGAGTATCTGTCAGAGGCGACAGTGGCTTCGGGTCAACAGGCAACTGAAGGATCGTACATTAGCGGTATAGAGATCCTGAAAAAAACGAGAACCGCAGGCCCCGTGAGAGTCGGGGTTTTTTCTTTTACTTAATGAGGGATGAGATGGATTACGTTAAGGCGTTGGAAAAACACATAGAAGAATATGCTGAAAATATAGCTGAAATACAGAGGTTGCGTGAACAAGTAAAGCAGATGCAGGATCAGGTGAAGAAGTTAAGACATGCGGTGGCTAATCCATGCTATATGTCTATCGCTGGAAATACATGTGGGAATTGTGGACGTTGCAAGTTTATCGGAGAAGTATTAGCGGAAGGTGATAATGGGGATGGGTAAACTTCGAGTGGGATCGTTGTTTGCTGGCATTGGGGGATTGGAGTTGGGCTTAGAGAGCACTGGTCATTATGAAACAGTCTGGCAGGTTGAGATTGATGACTATGCTCGCAAAGTCTTAGCAAAACACTGGCCTGATGTCAGAAGGCATGACGACGTTTGTACGTTTCCAACCGATGACGATTGGGGATGTGATGTAATTTGTGGTGGATTTCCATGCACCGATATCAGTTCGGCTGGAACGAAAGAGGGATTAGATGGCAAAAACTCAAGATTGTTCTACCAACTCGCCAGAGTCGTTAGCTTGGTACGACCAGAGTACGTCATCATGGAGAACGTTACAGCGTTGCTTAATCGGGGAATGGGAGATGTTCTCGGAACAATGGCCGAGATCGGGTATGACTGCCAGTGGCACTGCATATCAGCTGCCGCAGTTGGTGCCCCGCATATCAGGGACCGAATCTTCATACTTGCCTACCGTAGTAGCGCACGAACCGAGACTGGGTTGGCAGGCGAGACATGCCAACGCTTGCGGAACTCAAAAATCTCTGACTACCGTCCTTATGGAGCAAGAGGGCAGGAAGGTCGATCAGGAGTGGACTGGTGGTCAGTTGAACCCCCGTTGGATCGAATGGTTCATGGGGTTTCCAGACGGGTGGACCGACTTAGATGCTTAGGCAACGCAGTTGTTCCTCAAGTTGCTCATGTAGTCGGTCAGATATTGTGGGAGGTGCATTGTGGGCAGGATGTCAAAGCAGAAGGGTAAGCGTGGCGAGAGGGAAGCTGCCAAGGTCTTAGCCGACGTGCTCCAGTGTAGTGCTCGCCGCGGAGTACAGTTTCAGGGCGGTCCAGATAGCCCAGATGTCGTTACAGACATTCCTGACACCCATATTGAGGTGAAACGTACCGAACGCTTCCAGATGTGGCCTGCGCTCAACCAGGCTAAGGAAGACGCCAACGGTAAAACACCATTGGTTCTGACTCGGCAAAATGGAAAAGATTGGGTATTAGTTATGGAACTATCTAATTTGCCCAGTCTTCTAAAAGCTATAAACTCTATGCAAATTGAAGATTAGCTGACCGGATTCCCCCCGTCGTGGGTATATAATACTACAGAGTATTATTACCTTGGCAGGAGAATATCATGGGTCGGACTGAACTACTTGCGTCACTAGAACTTGCATCAGCTAATCAGCCATTTAAGCGGTGGAAACGTGGCCAGATCATTGACTGGGTCACTGATGTTGTTGCCAATATGATTGGCGATATTGACATTCCAGAAGATGAAGTTGTTGCCACCGTCAAAACATTCTACGACAAGGTTATCCGCCCAATCGACATACCTGGAGTACCTAATCTCCTGATCGAGCCCGCGGTGGATGAAGCAGTTTGGAAAATCATTGAGTTCACCATTCGTAGGGTGATTAAAGATAATGATTCCGCAACTTAATGTATTTCAATGGTCAGCGATTTGTGGTGGCATTTTGCTGATTGCATGGCCATTGATTGCCAGCTTCTTTCGTCAATTGAGTGGCGTGGTTTTGTCCCTCCCCCGCGCGACTCAAGTCCTTGAAGATGTGGTAACCCTCCGCAAGCACCTCGCGGACTACCCCGAAGCTCTGAAGGCCATAGACGAAGTCATCCTGCCAGCGGCAATCAAAGAGGCGACGAAGGATTAGTGCCTATGTCCTCCACCATTAGATATGGGATCGCACTACTTCTCTTCGCCCTGGCCTTTCTCAACCCTGCAAAACTTTGGAAACGCAACCAAGCAATCGACCTGCCAGGACTCAACGTCTTGGTCATTACCGATAAGAGTTCAGGCAACTCAATCAATACTAACGTCATGTTGTCTACGCAGGTAAGACAGTGGCTAACCAATAACGCGAATGCGGTCTACATTTGGGACGATTCGCATACAGATTTTGAGTACATTGATCCCGCTTGGAAAACAGCATACGTCAAAACACTGGAGCACTCCAAGGGCAATTTGCCGTGGGTTTTAATTAGTGGCGACGGTTCGACATCACAACCTCTACCGAGTGACCCACAGTCCTTCATCAAATTACTGGAGGATTACAAGTGACTTGGATTAGTGACGTTAACCCCAAGGAAATGTCCGCTGTAACGTACAGCACTGCACCTAGCGACCTCGGAAAAGGTTATGAGGCACGAGACTACGACTCCAAGCCAACAGGCTATTACGCACCACCCTACGAGTCACAGAGCTTAATTCCTAGACAGTACTGGTACGAAGCAGCCAAGCACCTAGAGAAAAGCAAATCAAGGCTCAGTGACAACGCCAAAATATTCATGAACGTAAAGTCGCAAGGGTCTACCAACTACTGCTGGATTAACGGTGTCGCGTTTGCCTGTGAGCTAATGAGAGTACTCCAGGGACAACGCCATATTGAATTGTCACCAGCATCAGGCGGCAGCAAGATTAAAGGATTTAAGAACAAGGGTGGTTGGGGCGATCAGGCAGCAGAGTTTATTGAACAGTATGGGTTAGTACCTGAGTCACTCTGGCCCGCAAACGCAATCGACCGTCGATACGATAAACAAGAGTCATGGGACAAGGCAGTCAAGTTTAAGATCGCCCAGTGGAATGAACTTAAACCAAAAGACCTCGACAGCATGATCACCTGCTTACTGCGAGGACTGCCCGTGCCTTGTGGTTTTATCTGGTGGCGACATTTGGTCTGTGCAGTCGATGTAGTCGTTTTTGCAAAACCCAGATCAACAAGCACAAAAGAAATGCTAAGATGTTTCGGTGTTAGGATCGCTAATAGCTGGGGGGCCGATTGGGGTCACGAAGGCTATGGCATCTTAAAAGGAAGTAAGATGTTGGCCGATGGCCAGTTGGTCGTCAGAAGCATGAGGATATCCGCATGACACTACAGCGAGCGATTGCAGCACTTTTAATTAGCACAGGACTATTTGGTGGTATTCCTGACCCCGAACTGTCTCGTCCTATCTACGAGCCTGAAGTCTATGAAAACCTAGTCGAACCGGCAGAGCTTGTTTATGACGAACCTGTCGTATGCAAGACTAGCACTTGCAAGTCCTCCAGAAAGGGGTTGTTCAGTCGCAAGCCACTACGCAAAATGTTCAAAAAGTTACGGTGTAAGTGATGGCTGAAGTTCTAGTATCACTGTTTGGTGCTCTTGGAACTATCGTGGCCAGCTACTACGCTTATGCCGCACATAAGCAAGGCAAAAGATCCAACAGTACTATTGACGAAATCAATGACGCAGTTAATCACCGCAAACCTGGTCAACCCAGATTGTTCGATATGGTTTGGAGTAACTTTAATCGGGTCAGCAACCTGGAGCACTGTGTCAACGAGATTCAAAGAGACGTTAAAGACCTGTCACATGTTGTCAGTCAGCATGAAACAGAAATTGACATTATCGAAGACAAAATAGAAGGAACCAAATGATGAGCAACATTTCAAACTACGAGTCAAACGTTGTTGGCGGTGAACGATTGGGAACGCTTCGTCGATACGGTGGTGATGCCAAAAAAATCGTTGACATGATGTACCAACTTGCATCTGGTTACGAAGCATTCCGCTCTGGTCTTGATCCAGAGGCAGACGCTGGTGACATCGTTTACTCTGATTCTGCGTTTGATTACAGCGTTTCAGAATGCCTGCCAGTGCTTGAGATGATGACCGAAGAGCAGAAGGTTTGGTTGGATCGGTATCTTGATGGACTGGGTTATCAACCAAAGGTTTAGTTAGATGGCGATCACAGCAGACGCCCAGTGGTGGATTCGTACTGATGGCAACGACCTAAATGGTGCTGGGTTTGATAGCACGATTGGTGGTTATGGTAGTACAAACTACGCCGACCAAGCGACGGCACAGCTGACGCTCACAGACCTTGCAACTTCCGGTGCAGGCTCCACGACGTTGACCAGTGCAACGGGTGGATTCACATCCGCCATGGTTGGCAATGCCATTCAGATTGTCAGCGGGACAAATGTGACCAACGGCTATTATTTTGTGACGGGTTACACTAGTTCCGGCAGCGTGACAGTTGACAGAGCCCCGGACAATGGTGGCGGCGGCATATCGTCAGGCAATGGAAAGCTGGGTGGAGCTTGGGCTAGTCCTGAATTTGTAATTGGAACTGCCGCGACTACAACGCCCAGTCCATTGGTGGCAGGAAATACTGTCAACATCAGAGGCAGTGGCACTGACAACCCAACAAGCCCTGATTATACGTTTTCGAACTACAGGACACTTACGGGGGGCACCAGTACCAACTTCATGAAATTTGTCGGCTATAACGGCAGGCCCCACATTCGAGGTGCAAGCAACCTAATAATTTACTCAAGTGCGTACCACTGGTACAGCAATTTAAAATTCTCGGCAGGAAGCTCCGGCTTTGCTAATAATTTCGGTAACGTTAATGATTGCTTTATTTCAAATTGTGTTTTTGACCAAAACGGTTACGGCGGAAGATGTGCAGTAGCTTATTTTGCCTCTGGCAATTATTTTTACGACAGCGGAAGCTCTTCGGGTGCTACAGATTATCCGGCACTAACAATCTCAAATTATAATTGGGGGTGTTTCGGAAATTTCATTAACACTTACGGGAGTGGAATTAGTCTTTCTCAAATTAACAGTTGTCGAAACAATGTAATTATTGGAAACGGTGCCGGTTACGGCGTAAGGTTTGGGAACTCGACAGCTAGTTTTAATAACACTGTCACGAATAACACAATTATAAATCACGCTGAGGGGCTAAAAAGTAGTACGGCTACGCAAAACGACTCGGCACAAGACGTATCAGGCAACCTGATTGCTGATTGTAACGTCGGCATTGATTTCCCCTCAACACTGGACGACCTGAATATTCCCGGCTCGTATCACAAAAACGGCTTCTACAACAACACGGCAAACTATCAAAACTGGTCCGGTCGTTCTGGTGATGTGATTCTGACAGCAGACCCATTCACTGACGCATCGGCGGGTGACTATTCTTTGAACACCACTGCCGGTGGTGGTGCAGCCTGTCGCGGTGCAATCAATCCGTTTGAGTTTACGCCGATTGTTTCGCCTGTTGGCTACGGCGACATAGGTGCTTTGCAGTCTGACCCTACTGGTGCAGGCGGCGGCTCTTCCTACACCCCCGCAGCATCTGCAAAATTCACACGCCTGGAGTAAGGCATGACGACACCAAATGGTGCAATTGTATTTAACGCTACTTCAGGCAGTGACACTGCGGCTAGTGGTCTTGGCCCTGCAACGGCATTGTACGGCAGTGGTGCAACAACTGACGGTACTGCGGTGGTCACAGGCATCACAACCACTGGCGTCACTGCTGGCGATTTGCTTTGGGTGCAGACCTCAAGTGGTCGCCAGTTCTCAATCATTGCCAGTGTCGATAGTGGCACGCAGGTTACTTGTGACGATACGCTATCCGTTGGCCTTGGTCAGACTTGGGCAATAGGTGGCAAAAGGGCGACGTTCGACAATGCCGACAGCCGAGTCTTGTTTTCCAGTGACTGTGAACATCATGTAATTGTTACTGAAACAGATCAAACGTTAACAAGCGAGTTGGACATTGACCAGCATGTAAAAATCCATGGCTCAGGTGGCATGCGAACAATCAACCAAACGGTCGATGCTGCTTGTTTTGGAAACACTGTTGATAAGCATTTAACGGTATCGCAATTAAAGTTTACAAACAGCCTAAGCGGAACGAAAACATCCAGTTTTGGTATCGGTGGCTCATACGGAGACATACTAGCAACGAATTGTGTTTTTGGTGACTCTACCAACCAGTTGTATCGAGGCGTCAAAAGAAATAATGGTAGAAATAACTTTCATTATTTTAATTGCGTGTTTCAACATTGCATTGACTATGGCTCAACACAAAACGACCCTGTTTCGATGGGCACCTATACCGGTTGCATTTTCCATAGCAACGGAGGCGCTGGATTAATTGCGAGGCACACTAGATGCTTGGTTACAAACTGCGTTTTTGCCAACAATGGCGGCATCGGATTTGATAATGGATACACTTGGAATAGCTACGTCACAAACATTACGAATTGTATTTTTTATCAAAACGGAAGCCATGGCCTAAAGGCTGGTGGTGCTTTGAAATGCGTGATTGCGACTAATGTATTTTACGGGAATACTGGCGATGCCGTAAATCTCGTAAGTGCATCAGGAGGAATAGCAACACAAGACCGAACGTTGGAAAGCTATGGCAATTTTTCGGAGTCATCAGCCACATATACAAATTTTGATATCGGTTCTGATGTCACGCTTCTCACTGCGGATATTTTTACTGACTCAGCAAGTGACGACTACTCACTTAACAGTACGAGCGGTGGCGGTGCGGAACTTATCGCAGATTCTTTTACCGTGGACTCTACAGATACCCGTCCTTTCCGTTGGCTGGATGCTGCTGCCGCTGCTGCTGCTGCTGTCTACTCCTACGTTGCTAACTTCACGAGGCTTGGCTAATGGGTTTTACAAATCCCTATCCTGCAAGCCGATTAACGGTGGACAGCACAAACTCGCTTGTGACGGGTATGCAGTTGTGGTTTCCGTTTACCACTGGCAGCGGGACATCAGCACCTTGCCTCTTTCACGCATCGCATAATGGAACGCTTCAGAGTGGAGCGTCGTGGGCGTCAAGCGACATTGGCACCGTTTTGGAACTCGATGGAAATTCAGAAGTTGATTTCACCAGCGACATTAGTCGCAACAAAACAGCGGTCAGTTGTTCGGCATGGATTAAGCCAGACAGCGTCAGTGGAAATAATTTTGTTTTTTATGAAGAGAATGGCACCACGACGCATCAGACACGGTTTGGCCTTAGGGTTGACGGTGGTCGCATTGAATGCGTCGGTCGAGACGATGACGGTGATAGTTTTACTCGTTTTGCACAGTCCAACACCGGCACTGTTGTAACGGGGGTATGGCAGCACGCTGTTGCAGTTTTTGACCCAACAGGCGGCGGATGCAAGGTCTACCTCGATGGCGTAGATGTCACGGCTTCGTCTGACAATACTGGTGATGGATTTCCTGATACGGCTTCACTTAATCAGGTCATCGGTGGCATTGGCGGTCACGGTTCGTATTACTTTGACGGACAGATACAGAACCTTAGAGTTTACGACCGTGCCTTGTCCGCCACAGAAGTAACCACTCTGTACCACCGCCCTTGGGAAGGCACCAACTACGGCGACCTCTGGCCCTACAGTCCTCCAGCCTCTGCGTCCATGACGTTGTCCACCGATACGGCAGCGACCTCGATTATGGCAGACATTGAGGGCTGGTGGGTGATGACTGATGGCAGCGGTACGACTCTTACCGACATATCAGGCAACGGTCGAGATGCAACGCTCGTTGGCACTAGCACTTGGGAAACTAAAACGCTTGGTACTGTTAATAGATTTGATAACGACACCACAAGAGGGAATAACGCCTCAACAGCAAATGTTCAACTGGACCTATCTACATATACCGCTTGTTTTTGGGTTAGGCATGAAGAGCTTTATTCGGGGACAAACAATTACGGTGGGGCAATTTGTTTGACATATGGACCTTCACTCGTTTCTGACCTCGAAATCTACACAAACTCTTTTGCAAGCACTAGTCAATATCACCAAATTGTTCACAACCGTGCCAATGGTGGAACACAACAGACACATCAATTCAGTGCTTCTGCCGGTGAAAAACAGGCAGACAATAATAATTGGGTTTTTTGGGCGATAACTTATGATGGCACAAATGTTCGGCAATACAAAAATGGTTCACTCAAAGCAACTTCAGGTACACTTGCGGCACCAATATCGACAACTGGAAAGAAAATAGCATTAAATCAAGTCGAGGACTTCAGAGGTCTTACTTGCTCTATGCAAAATGTCAGGCTTTATTCTAGATGCCTGTCTGCAACTGAAGTCAGCACGCTCTACGAACGTCCGTGGGAGGGCATTGAATACGGCGACACTTTCCACCACGACCCTCCCGCTCCTGCGAGCATGCTGCCGCTGACGAGCGATTCAGTTAATACTAATCAAATTGGCTGGTGGCCCTGCACTGACGGATCAGGAAGCAGCCTCGTAGATATTAGCTCAGGCAGCAATGATGGCACTGCCGCTGGAAGTGCGACGTTCGAAACTACCAGCTTAGGCGTAGCAGCAGAGTATGACGGTTCATCATCTTTTCACTGGCTAGCAGACTCTTTCTCGTACACTACTGATTTGACGGTAAGCTGTTGGATGCGTTCAGATGGAACTGGCGTTGAACAGCCAGCTTTCTGCAAAGGTAGAAGCAACGGTTGTACTTGGTGGCTGGGAACGAACAGTTCAGACGGGATTCGCTTTGCCACAAAAAAAGGTGGTTCCCTTTTGCGGATTGATCATGACGTAGCTAGCATTGCTGATTGGCATCACTTGGTTCTGGTGCAACAGGCAACAAGCCCCGGAATTCAGGCGTATGTTGATGGCGTGTCTGTTTACAGCGGCGGAAGCACGGGTTCGCTCGATTCTAATTCTCGTATTCCGATGATTGGAGCGGCTACGCTGTCAACCTCAACCCCGCCAAGTTCGATTGAGGATTTCGAGGGTAACGTGGCTAACGTCAGAGTCTGGAGTCGCGTGTTGTCGGCAGATGAAATCTGGAGTATCTACGCGAATCCGTGGCTAGGCTCAAACTACAAATTGGCGTCTGGCTCAACGCCACTCTACAACTACATATTCAGAACAGAACGTTTTAGGAGGCTAGGATAATGGCAACTAGCGGCGCAATATCAGGCAGCAGCTTTTCTTTTTCATACGCTCTTGTCAAAGCCTCTTCGCCAACCGAGTTCTTCACAGGAACATTTACGGCAGGCGATGTTAAGGTTGTAAAGCGTACTGGGACGACAACAGCGGCGTCGGTCAATATTACAACGCTTCCTACACATAAGTACGAAGGGGTCTTTCAGTTTGACCTAAGTGCCTCAGAAATGACTGCCGATGAGGTTGTGGTTGTTATTAACGCAGCGTCTGCCGATGTTGTAGATGAGGCAATCAGTATTGTTACAGAAACAAGCATTGCGGATGTGCGAAAGGTTACTGGCTCAAGTGTATCTGGCGTTGCTGATTTTAAGGCAACAGGTTTTTCGACGTTTGATGCCTCAACTGACACGGTTACAACTGATGCTGCTTCCCGCACTGCATCTCAAGCGGACGTATCCAGCCTCGCAACTGCTAGTGCATTGACAGTAGTAGACACCGAAGTGGGACAGATTAAGGCTAAGACAGACCAACTGACATTTACTGTTTCTAATCAAGTAGATGCAAATGCCCTGACGGGTGGCAGTGATGCTACGGCGGCAAACCAATCAACGATCATCAACCATTTGACAGATGTAAAAGGTGCAGGATGGACAAGCACAGACAACCTTGCAGAAATCACCGAGGACGTAACTGGCTTGAACGGTGCAGCCATGCGTGGAACAGATGGTGCGGTTACTACTGCAGCGCCTACGGCAGCGGATATCTATTCTGAGTTCACGTCTGGGTCGAATGAGGATGCGTTTAAAGCCGATGTGTCTGGGCTTGCAACAGCAAGTGCATTGTCAACCGTAGACGGCAAGATTGATACACTCGACACTGTTGCCGATTCCATACTTGCCGACACGGGAACTGACGGCGTTGTACTGTCTACCGCAACCCTGGAGTCCATTGCAGACACTATACTCAAACGCGACGTAGACAACGTTGAGGCTACAGCAAACGAGCATACGCTGGCCACAATTATCCTGTGCCTACTAGAGAGTAGTCGATCATCTACAACTTGGACGATTAAACGATCAGACGGCGTAACAACTCACGCTACAAAAACGTTGACTCTTGACAGTACAGCGGACCCAGTGATCGGAGTTGATTGATGTGGGTATTTGAATGGCCACTAGGGTGGTTTAAGAAAGCAACTGCAATCGACATCAGTGGGACACCCACAACGATTCTGAGCGTGACAAAGCATAAAGAACAGATAACTAAAACAAAACTAAAGACTCCAATCTCGGAGACTAAGTATGGGAACTGAGTACGCTCATGTCTTCTTGCCGATAGCATCGACAGAAGTCGTGACACATAACCTAAAACCCCGACTGGCTTCTGGTGAAGCATTAACAGGTACTCCAGTGGTGACAGACGTAACCGATGCTGGTTCCGCAACTGGAGAACTTACGATTGCAGGCACGACGCTAAATGCTGTAGCCGATACGGTCAATGGCTTTGGTATCAACCAGGCAATCAAGTTTAGAATTAGCACATCGTCAACAACGTCTGACAGTTACCTGCTTAAGTTGTCCTGCGAAAAGGATACGAGCGATGGCCAGACACTAGTTGATTACCTTTTCGTTCACTTTGATTATCCTTGCCAATGATTAACAGCGGAAAGACAATTCGAGAAGGTCAGCGCGACCGAATGCGTGAGATACGTGCTCGGCAAGCCGACATTGGTGATATCCCAGAATGCGAGAACTGGGAACGTCGCCAATCATGCAAAGACGACCTGCGTAAGTTCTGCGAAACCTACCGATCTGATGTGTTTACGTTTGATTGGTCAGAAGATCATTTGAAGGTACTCCAGATTACCGAGGACGTTACCTTACGGGGTGGCCTGTATGCAGTAGCAATGCCTCGAGGCAATGGCAAAACGACCATCTCAATCACTGCTGCTATGTGGGCTTTGCTTTATGGCCATCGACAGTTTGTCTGTCTGGTAGGAGCTACCGCAGGTAAAGCAGAAGACCTACTCAAATCAATCAAGACTGAACTACGATTCAACCCACAACTCAATGAGGACTTTCCTGAAGTCTGCTACCCGATCACTCAATTAGAAGGTCGCGCGACCCGGGCTAACGGGCAAACGACAAATGGTGTACCCACCAATATGCAATGGCTAGCCGACAAGCTAGTGTTCCCATCAATTGAAGGATCGAAGTCCTCGGGATCAATCATCTCGGTTGCGGGCATTACTGGAGACATCCGCGGTCAACAGCATACGTTGCCTGAAGGCGGCATTATCCGTCCTGACATGTGCATTGTAGACGACCCACAGACGCGCGAGAGTGCTTCTTCACCATCACAGACAGAAACTAGGTTAAGGATCATACAAGGCGATATATTGGGTCTCAGCGGCCCTGGAAAGAAGATTAGCTGCATCCTGCCCTGTACGATTGTCAAGAAGTACGATCTTGCCGATAGACTGCTCAAGAGAGAAGAGTTCTTGGACTGGAAAGCTACGAAGACACAGATGATGTATGGCAAACCCGAACATCCTGAAATGTGGGAGAAGTACCGGGAATTGAGAGATGAGGCATTGCGAAACGATCTGGACTCGGAGTTGTACAGCAACTTCTATCTGGAGAACCGTGACGCTATGGATGAGGGCCTGACAGCGGGCTGGAAACAACGTTACACCGATGATGAGCATTCGGCGATACAGCACGCAATGAACCTTCAGTTTCGCGACTGGGAGGCTTATCAGGCAGAATACCAGAACGAACCTAGCGAGAATGATGACTCGGAGAGTTTGAAGGCAGAGTTCCTACTAGACAACATGCACCATTGTGAACCTGGCTTGGTTCCCCTCGATGTGCAAAAGGTCGTTGCCTTTGCAGACGTTCAAAAAGAGTGTTTGTATTGGATGGTTATAGGTTTCACCGACAACTTTACCGGCTATATTATTGACTATGGGCAATGGCCAGAGCAGAAGGATAAGAACATTACGCTGCGTAACCTACGCACCACATTGTCCAAGCTATACCCAGACACAACACTGGAGCACCGACTGCGAGAAGCACTGACAGGGCTTAGTCAGAGCATTCTGGATGTCAACTTCAAGAGAGAAGACAACGTTGAACTCGCAGTATCTAGGTTAATGATTGACGCCAACTGGGGACAAACACGGGATGTTGTTTACAACTGGTGCAGGACTAGCAAATGGAAAGCATACGTGATGCCAAGTCACGGTCGCGGTATTGGTGCTAGTAGTCAACCACTGAATCATGGAAAGAGTAAAAAGGGTGGTGTAAAGATCGGATCTCACTGGAGAGTCGAAACGTCTAAAGAAATGCCGATTCGGTATTGCTTGTACGATGCAAACCTTTGGAAGAGTTACACGGCGGCTCGTCTGAAATGCCCAGCAGGAACCGAGGGCAGTATCTCAATACCAAAACAGAATCCAAGAGAACACAAGGCACTCGTAGACAACCTCATAGCAGAATACCCTGTCCGGGTTGAGGGGCGAGGCAGAACGGTTGAGGAATGGAAACTCAAACCTGGGCAAGACAATCACTGGTGGGACTGCGTCGTCGGATGTTGCGTCGTTGCCAACATGGAGGGCGTCAAAATGCGAGGGGAGAAGAAAGTCAAACAACAGGAACAGAAGGCACCTCGCTCGCCTAAGAAAGCGGTTCTTTTATAAGGGGGTACTCCAGTGACTTGTCACAATGCAGATAAACAACGAGAGATTGCGTTTTGTCAGCAGATGATTGACACCCTGCGAGAACGGCTTTTAGAGTCGGCAGGTATGCAGTCGATGAGTGTTGATGGTTTGAGCGTAACCTACGCAACAGGCAGTGCATCAGTCCGAAAGGAACTGCGGTACTACGAGAAGCGTTTGCAGCAACTGCAAGGTTCGAGCTACTACAAGTCCATTGATCTCGGTAAAGGTCTGTAATGTTTAACGCAATCACCAAAGCTGCAAAGACGCTATTCAGTTACGATGTGACTGGATATGACGCGATTAATCCCAAAGCCAAGAGACGCAACTCTGGTTACGAGGTCAAGAGTTCTGACGTTTTGATGGACGATCAAGATCGTCGCAAGATGATGGAGTCTGGCCGTGACCTATGGCGTAACTTCTCTGCCGCTAGTTGGGCAATACGCAAACACCTTGATTACGTTGCCTCATTCAACTTCCATCCCAAGACGGGCGATGCTAGGCTTGATGCCGATCTAGAAGCATTGATGGAAATGTGGTCACGATGCGGCAACTGTGAAGTAATGGGCAAACACTCATTCCGGCAGTTCGTCAGGTTGATCGAAACCAGGCGAGTCATTGACGGTGATGTGTTTATTATCAAGCTACAGGATGGCCGTCTGCAAGGTCTTGAGGCAGATCGCATTCGAAACCCCTATGCTCCGATAATGGACCTAGGTAACGGTCTGAGGAAGGTACACGGCATTACCATCAATGCCAGTGCTCAACCGCTTGCCTACTCACTGTGGAACAAGACGCCGCAATACCACTACAACTATGACCGCGAGCTACGTGCTGAGAACATCTACCACTGTGGGTACTTCGATAGCTTTGATCAGATCCGAGGTGTCAGTCCTTTAGCTTCGGCCATTGCACCATTCCATGACATCTTGGAAGTGACCGAGTATGCTCGCCTCAAAGCTAAGGTATCTCAGTTGTTTGCACTGACGATTAGCCGAGATTCACCTGACTTTGCCGAGGACTACGATGCACCAGGTTACGACCTAAAGAACTTTGGTAAAGGTCCAATCATGTTGGATCTTGATCCTGGCGACAAGGCAGAGTTTCTGGAATCCAAAACCCCGTCCACTGAGTTTCAGGACTTCATGAAGATGAGTCTTGACGTTGCACTAAAGGCATTGGACCTAGACTGGAGCATGTTCGATTCGTCTCATACGAATTACTCGGGCAGTCGGATTGCCCTACTCCAGTACCGAAAGTCTTGTGTCGCTAAACAGGAAGGGCTAAAGGATTTGCTTTACAACATCACAAGCTGGAAAATCCAGCAATGGATCTCAACTGGAGTACTACGCCTACCCCGCGGATGGCGAATGCCGCGCGTCAAGTATGAGTGGATTCCCGATGGCATACCCTGGTTTGACCCTAGCAAAGAACTGCGTGCTGACATTGACGCAATCAATGCTGGGCTAAAGACACATGCTGAGATTCGTCGTGAGAGATACGGTGATGACTGGTATCAAGTTGCGGAAGCACTGGCCAAGGAACAACAGTTTAAAGAAGAGATTGGTTTGAACGGTGCAGCAGTAGCCCCACAACAGCCAAGTGCTCCAGTAGTGGAGGATGAAGAGGATGCCTGAGAACGAAGGTTACAAACCAACTGACGCGATGGCCAATGCTGCTAGGCGTGGACTGGAACTACGCAAAGAGAACGGCGGCAAAGGTGGTACAGCAGTGGGCGTTGCTAGAGCGCGAGACATCGCCAATAAGAAGAATCTAAGTCTATCCACAGTAAAACGCATGAACTCGTTTTTCTCGCGTCACAAGGGCAATGAGAAGGCTTCACCGGGACAGGACCGCAGTAAAGACAAAGGCTACATTGCTTTTCTCTTGTGGGGTGGTGCTCCAGGTAGGTCATGGGCCAAGCGAATCGTTGAACGAGCAAACAAATCGGAGAATAGTATGAGCAATAAAATGGAAAAGGTATTTTGCCTGGAGTCGATTGATATCTCGGTCGGGGAAATTGATCGTGAGAAGGGTGTCATTTACGGTGCCAAGGTCATCGAAGAAGGACCGCTTAATGACGACCGGCCATACGAGGTGGACGATGTAACTCTTGAACAGGTTGTGGACTACGGTAACAAACCTAACAAGGGCGTCAAAGTTCGTCTCACTCACCCTGATGGCGATTCGATGGGCCTGCATTTGGGGCGAGCAAAGGACTTTCGTTTGGATGGTCCGATGGTGAGGACTGACGTTCATTTTGCTAGTGCAGCAGCGATCTCACCGAAAGGTGATATTGCAAACTACGTTATGACCCTTGCCGAGGAAGATTCGGAAAGTCTGGGGATGAGTGTTGCTACCATCCTTGATAAACCTGCGATGATTGAAATGTCAGATGATGACGGTGTCGCACCACTACGTTTCTCGCATCTTTACGCGGTCGATGTAGTTTCGGAACCTGCCGCCACTCGAGGTGGCTTATTCTCTAAATCAGATGAGGAGTCTGAGATGAGTAAAGAGCAAACCGCTGTTGAGGCGGTAGAAGAAGTGGTCGAGTTGGCTGAAGAAAAGGTTGATGACCAAGTGGTTGTCGAAACCCTTGAGAAGTCTGCTGACCATGCCGAATATGTTGAGGTCTTTGGTAATCAAGGTGCCATGTGGTTCCTTGAGGGTAAGAGTCTCAACGAATGTTATCGTGAAGCACTTTCCGTTGCTCAAGAGAAGATTGCAGAACTGGAAAGCCATGTTGAAACGCTGACCCTCGAAGAGGAGCAAAGTGCTCCAGTTTCAGGTGAAGAGCAACCTGCCGAACCTTCTGTGGAATTGTCAGAAGAGCAAATTCGCGCTCATGAACAACAACTGCGAGAACGAGAAGACATGAAGCGAGGTATTACTCCTGACATGGCCCGTGCCGCTTCCGCCCTCGCTTCTATTAAGTAACTAATAATCTCCAAGGAGAACTGAAATGGCTGATGCCAACTTAAGAACTTCCGATGTCCTGACGTTCAACAACGTCGATATGGACGCAATGCTTTCCGAAGTATTGGACTCCGCTCCCTTCCTTGCTGCTCTTCCTGCGAAGACTGCAACGAGTGACTTGTTCAAGTACACGAACAAGACCGCTAACCCTTCGGTCGGATTTAGGGCTACCAATGCGGGTATCGAAGGAACTCGGGGAACATACGAACAAATCGTTGTGACCCTGAAGTATCTTGATGCTTCGTTCTGGGTTGACGTTGCTGTTGCTGATACTGACCAACGGGGTGCGGATCACGCCATCTTGGTTGAAGCGGTTGGCCACTTGCGTCAAGCTATGCGAGAAGTCGAAGAGCAAATCCTGCGAGGCACCAACAACATCGGTGCTGGCTTTGATGGCTTTGAAGACCTTGCCAACTTGAATGCTCTGGCCGATACCATGGTCATTGACGGTGGTGGATCGGGTTCAGATGTTTCTAGCGTCTACCTGCTTCACGCTGGTGAGCAAGGTGTTGAAATTGTTTGGGGCCGCGGTGGTGAATTCACTGTTGGTCCTCGCCAGATTGTTGATCGTCCCGATGGAACGAACCAGCAGTCCTTCAAGGCTTACTCTCACATGATCGGCGGCTACTGCGGACTCAAGCGAGGTCATGACCTCTCTGTTTGCCGTATCGCCAACCTAGAGGATGCTTCAAGCAACAGCCTGACTGACGATCTTATTGCACAAGCAATGGCACTGTTCCCCGTGGATCAGAAGCCAAACATGATCGTTGCGGGTCGAGCACAACAGCATCGTCTCCAACAGAGCCGGACTGCCACGAACCCAACTGGTGCTCCAGCCCCGTTCCCTGCTACGGCATTCAACACGGAAATTATCACCGTGGAAAGTCTGGCACAAAACGAAACTGCAATTACCTAATAGGTGATTTATGAACGCCTTTGACTCGGCTAGTAGGGCCTTGTTTAAAACTCTTAGTCAAGCCGCAGGCGTAAATGTCTCGTACAAACGCTCGGGGGGAAATACTCTTTCCCTTCGGGCTGTACGGGGCCAAACCCAGTTTAATCAGACTTCTGCGATTGACGGTGAGACTTTATTTATGGAATCAAACGATTTCATATTCCTTGCCTCGGACATGAGAGATGGAAGTAGCACGTTTCTGCCCGCAAGGGGAGATACAATTACCGATGATGGAGTGACCTACGTTGTTCTGTCTGAAGGTGGTGACGCTATGTTTAAGTTCACAGATCAAAGCAAGAAGACAATTAGGGTTCACTGTAAAGGTGTTGGTTGATGCAGTACGTGAAAGAACTTCAAAATGAGTTGGTCAATGCGATCAAGGTTGGTAGCTATACCAAGCACCCCTCTGAAGTTTTCAGGGACTTCATCCCTCAACACGAAGGTGACAACCAACCATTTGTCTGTGTAGTAAATCCTGCCTCAGTAGAAGACTCCAAGGTGGCACGTTGTAGTTCATGGATGAAGTCTGTTGAATTGCGAGTGCTCGTCAGGGATTTCGTTCCTGTGAGAGGCGATCTGGACGTTGCTGATGGTCAAGAGGCTGAAGTCGATGTTCTGTTGACGGTATGCCAAGAGATCAAAGACCACATCAGAGCAAATTACTATCAGTTGTCTGCTGGCGGGATTTCTTTTGTTCTAGACGACATCGTTCATGATCCGCTATACGATTACTCGCTTTTGTTGGAGAGCAGTACGTTTATCTCCAGCCTTAGCTTCACCTATAAAGGAATGGTTTAATGGCAGCTATTTTGGCTGAAGATGCCAAGCTCTATCGCAATACGGGGACGTATGCTTCCCCGACATGGGTTGAAATCTGCAACGTAATGGACCTGACTCTCTCATTGGAGCAAAGTGAAGTAGAAGTTACTCGCCGCTGCTCTGGAGGATTTAGGGACTACCTCAATGGTTTGATCGATGCAGGCGTAGAGTTCAAGATGCTCTACGATAATGACGATGCAGCGTTCACTGCTTTCCAGGATGCCTTCTTCAACAAGACCAATGTTGAACTTGCAGTCATGGATGGTGACATCACAACGAGTGGCAACGAAGGTTTGCGAGCAGTCATGATGGTTCGTTCCTTTACTCGGAATGAGTCACTTGGCGAAGCACTTAATGTCGATGTATCTTTGAGGCCAGTGGTAAATACTGCAAACTCAGGTGCTCACGCACCTCCAACCTGGTATGAGGTTCCGTAGTGGCAAAGTTTAAGGACGGCAAGGGCAGAGAATGGTTTTTGAAGATGGACTACTATCTTGCGACAAAGATAGAAGATGAGTTGGATATCCCAATTCTGTCTAATCTAAACGAAGTCAGTTTCTCACCAAGACATTGCGTTGAAATGGTTTGGACACTCATTGAAGAGCGTGCGGAGAAGCTCGGAGTTGATCCAGAAGATTTCGGCAAGAATGTTGCTGGTGAGCAAATGGAAGATCTCTGCGATGCCCTCCTCGAGGCAATAGCTTTTTTCTACGAGGGCCTGTCTCCGCAACAGGCCCAAATTCTACGGATGATGCAGAAGGTTCGGAAGAGCCTGAGCGGAATGATGGAGGAGCATCTAGAATTAATCTCAGACGAACGTTGCTTAACCTTGCTGGCTTCTGCGGCGTCGAGCCTTGGCGATTCACTGCCTGGGAACTTGGAGAACTTTGTAGATCAAGACTCCCATCAGATGATGGATTTAATGTTAGAGGCGTTCAAGGGAGTGGCAAACAAAAAGTCAGACTCGATAGAAACAACCTCTCAATCCTGAAGGGGGCTTTCAGTGTCAAGGAAAAGGTTGACGGGTAGAGACAAGAAGAACTTCATCAAGGCCAAGATCTGGTGGGCAACCGGTGACGTTGGAATGGCTTTGATGGAGTCTGTTAACGAAGCCAATCGCCTGTTCGCTATTGACATTAGGGAGAAGTCTAGAAACTACATTAAAGGGAAGAGACCAGACAGCAAACCATTCCCTCAAGATGTCTTAGCAAAAAGCACTGGTCAATTCAGAAAGAACTCTGTAGCAAGACCAGGTGACAAGGCAGCTAAGTTTTATCGCCGCGCATCACTTAACGTTATTGAGATGGATCGAGTACGTGGCAAGCAAGGCCAGGTTCTTAAGAATGCAATCGTCCGTTTCAAAAACTCCAGTGGCACGAAGAACTATAGAGTTCCGACATGGATTGTCGGACCTGTAAACGGTGGGCTAGGACCGACTCCAAGGAACAAGATCGGTTCAATGACTGTTGCCAAAAAACAAGAGAAGGGCGGTAGCCAACTACGAAAATGGAGAAAGGTTCCAGCTATTAAGCAGCGTGGCAAAAGAAACGCATACTGGGACGGAGAATGGAGAACGGAGTTCTGGGACATCAAGAAAACTCCTAGAGCAGACAAGCCGGAAACCAAGAGACTTCGTTACTTAATGTTGGCCCAGAAGGGCTGGATACCTTGGCAAAAAACCGATACCGGAGCAAGGGACTGGACTGCTTATCACAACATTCCGTGGCAAAAGGGTCTCTTCAAGCAGGGCAAGAAGTCATTCATGGTCAGGGGCCTTAAGAAGGCATCTACTAGAGCTAGGAAGAAGTTGCAAGCTGCAAAACAATACTTCCCCAAGTATGCAAGAAAGTTTGTCAAATTGACAAGCGGAAAAGGAATCAACATATGAGTGCAGCCAACAACATCATAGCTGGACAGGCTATGATCCTAGCTGAGATTAAAGGAATTAACAAAGCGGTTGCTGATCTTGGTCGTCTAGACAAGAGTATGCGCAAGACCGCTAAAAACACCTCTGTCATGGCGAAAGCTACAAAGATGGCCAGAGGAGCACTGGCCGCACTGGTAGCTATTAATATCATTCAACGGAATATCAATAAGTTTGCAGGTGCATTGATGTCTACCGTTGATGCTATGGATCAACTAGACAAAGCATCTAAGCGATTAGGCTTGACCGTCCAAGAGTTTCAGCAATTGTCGATTGCAACCAAGATGGCAGGTGTCGAGTTTGAACAATTGCAAACCGGCTTCGCCTCAATGCAACGCAACATCGGTATGCTTGCTATGGGTACTGGTGAAGCAAAAGAAGCATTCCGTCAACTTGGCCTGTCCGTTCGTGACCTCGAAGGTAAAACAGGACTCCAGCAAATTGGCATAATTGCAGATGAACTAAACAAATTCTCTGAACCCGCAGAGAAAGGTGCATTGGCGATGAAGATCTTTGGTGAAGGTGGCATGCGATTGCTGCCATTCCTTAACCAGGGATCGGAGGGAATCCAGCAACTTACACGGAATGTATCCATCCTCACTGGAGAACTTAGCGAGGGTGCTGTATCTGGACTGGTCGAAATTAAAGATCTTCTGGCATTACTTGGAGAGACGGGGAATATAGCACAAGCAGAGTTCTTTGCTCAGTTTACTGACATCATAAGGGTATTTACGCTGGCCATGATTGCCGCTGCGCATGCTCTTAAAGAAATGGATTTTGAGAAAATGTTCTCGGGACTAATGGAAGCAAACATTGGTATTGACCAAATGACCGTACTCACAGGAGCCTTAACTGTTGGAGTGCTTGCATTTGCAGCAGGCTTGCGAGTTGCAGCCGGTGGTGTTGCGGCTTTTACATTGGCTGCCGGTACTGCCTCAACAGTTGCTGCTGGCCTTCTTAAGGTGTTTGGTGAATTGATAAAGGCGATTAGCTTTGGTGCTCTTGGCAATGACATTTCAATGTTTGCAGATTCTTTAATGGATTTTTCTACAGCATTGACATCAGGCAGTTGGTCAGTTTTAAGCAGCACCGTTTCCGACACCGGAGCAATTATTGGTGAAATTAAAGATTCAACTGGAAGCATTGTTTCGAACTCAGCAAAAGTATGGAACGCTTGGAGCAATACAAAAACTGAAATTGAGCGTGCTAGAGAAGAATCTAAAAGGCTAGAAGAAAACACGGGTGGTGTTGAAAGCAACGTCAAAAAGATTAAGCAACATTTAGAAAGTTTTCGGGGTCAAGCGATTCAGTTCGATGGATTTGCTTCTGAGCAAAAGTTTGAAGAAAACAGGCGTGCCGCACAGATGGCAAGAACCCTTGATCGTATTGAAAGAAACACAAGAGATCAAATTCAAATCGAGACGTACTAATGCCAATAACAAATCTAGGTCGGACTCACCAGAGTTCTATCTCTGTTAGTCTTGAAGGTACTCCACCAAGAAGAGTGCAGAACTACACTCAAACATGGTTAATCAAACTTGATGACCCATGCACCGAAGAGGGGTATGTCGGTACTGCACCAGGTTTGCCCTACGTTGGCCAAAGAGAAGTATCTGGCGATATAACGTGGATTTGCGAAAGTCGTGAGTTTGCTGAGTCCTCCAGTGCTGAAGGTTTGTACACGGTAACTGTGGGATGGACGACTGATATTAAGAAGTTTAAGAGTTCTAGTAGCTCTGGTAAGAGTAGCCCTCAAGGTAGTAGGGGGGAACCGCCCGAGCCACTAGACCCACTACTGCCAATACGGGACCAAGATGACCCCGAATATGAACACCTACCCGATGAACCGGAAGGTAAAGAAGATGACGGTGATAAAGCACCATGGTTAAAGGCCGCTGAATGGCAAGTGCAAACAACCACCGAGGCCGTCAGTCCTGGGATCGCTTGGTATTGTGGATTTACTGGAGGCTTCAATCAATATTTTGCAAATGACTGGAGTGCTGTAACAACAAACACCGGCACCGCCGTCATGAACGCTTTCAATACATCTGGAAAACTAAATATTGGCCCTAGAGGTTACCCCGTTGGAGGACACCCATTCCAGGTTTCAAACGGTCAATTGATAACCAATTACAAACGCGACATGCCTAAGCTGCAATACTCATGCACAAAAGCAGTGTTACCTGGCTCTTTAAATTCAATGACTTGGACTAATTACGTTGGTGGAATGAACGAACGAACGTTGAGGATGCCAATTTTAAATTTTAAGTACAATCCTTTACAGGTAAGGTACAGCGACCTTTCAGTATCAGAAAAATACTGGCAAGACCAGCAGTACTTTGAGTTGAGTATTCAGTTCGACACAACGTTCAAGGTCGGTGGATTTAGGGCTGGTTTCTACGATGAGGGCGATTGGTATTATCCTGGTGGTTACAATGGCAACTCTAATCAAGAAGTTCTCTACGATGATGCTGATCAACCACAGAGGGTTCCACTTGACGGAGAAGGAAACTACCTTCCAAAGGTGTATCCCGGTGTTTTGCATTGGTATATCTTTGAGCCTCCATACTTTATGCATAACCATATTGCCGCCTTGGGTCGTCTAGGTATTGAGGAATAAAAATGCCTAAAGCATACGGATTCAGCGATGCTAAAACCGCCAAAGCGTTAGCTGCAATGGTTGGTGGGGATGAATATACACCGACAAATCGAAAGCCAACCGCGGTCTACTTTTATCCATGCGAAATAAAAGAAGTAATATCAGCATGGAATGGAGCATCATTCCCCAACAAGGGCAAGGCACAAAGGGTAAACCTGAACACTACGGGTTGGTCAAATGTTAGCAGCATTACTGGGAATACACTGCCAGAGATAACCGTCCACAATCTAATGAAGATTGACCTAGAAATAGGGATGGAGGTAATTGCTAATTTCCAAGGTGGTAAATGGTGTATAGGTCAGGGAATCAATGAGGTTAGATCGCTCGTTAGGTTTACCCTCAACTCTGCCTTGACGACATCTGACGCATCACAGACCGCAACCATCACCAATCAGTATGGTCCTGGCGTAGACAACACAACAGCTTCCGGTGGCATTACAGTGCATAACTTGGAAACGTCATCTGCTGGTACTTTCGTGTTTGAGGGAAATAGCGGTGACGCTGGACTGGCCATGTGGGACGAGACAACCAACTACCGAATCATCCAGATCGAATGCCCTGACACCACTGGCGGTGGAGATGATGGTGGTGACGGTGACGGTGGAGGTGACGGCGGTGGTGGAAGTGGTGGAAGTGGTGGAGGAGGTGGAGGAGGTTCTCCAGGTGGTGGAGGAACTCCGTAATGGGTTGGTATCCATGTTGTTGTGGTGGTGCTGACTGTTCTTTCTGTGATTGCTTTCCTTGTGGAATAACAGTTCAGTTAGACGGCGTGCCTCCCTTTAAATGCTCCAGTTCTTCGCTAATACCGCATGACTTGTTTACAGGTTTGCAGGTTCCTATCAGCATTAGCCAGAACACTACAGGATCTTGCAAGGGCAACAAGGTAATTGTCATTCAGGATGGTGTAGCAATCTCTATACCTCCAAGCTCCACTCCAGTTGCGCCCCCCTACTCTTGTGATCCATGCTCCACAAGTAATACAACGATTGTCGAAATTGACGTAACGATTTACCCACAGGCAAACTGCCAGGTTCCATGCACTGATAACGACTTTGGTAATAATGGCATCTGCCAGATGTGCGGTTGGCAGTACGCTGTTCGGATTAAGGTGTCCCCACTAGTTGCAGGTAACGCCTCGCAAACTTACGAAGAGTGGTTTGCAGTAGCTGAACAAGAGATTGACAGCGAGCGATGCGATCTAGGGATAGATGAAGCCAATAGCAGTGGAACAAGACTTTGCTTTGTTGACCCTGCAACGACTTACAAGTTTCAGCATTTGAATCAAGTATTGTGCGATGACGGCAATGTCATCTTGGACTTTTCAGATATTCGAATGACGCTAGAACCAGTAACCAAATACAGAAATAGTCTTGGTGTAGACTGCGGAGGAGAGGCTGGATGTGCGTGCTGGTGGCAGTTTAACCCTGTTAGCCCAACCACATCTCCCTGCACCCCAACGACAGATCCAACCTTCGTCAATTGCATTGAGGTTAATTTTGCCACCGGCTGGCACAACACTGACTACGATCCAACAACGGGCGCAGTACCAGACCCAACTCCTACCGCTGGGTATCCTGGGTTGCCATGCAGTAACATGGATTCGTTTATTCTGCAAGCAACAGATGACACATCGGGAGATTTTGTTCCATGCTGGTGGGCCAAGTCATTCTTTTTGCAGTCAACAGACCCTGCGTTTGGTGGCGTTTCAATTAGATACCAATTAAATGTTCTTGAAGCAACATCACCCGTGTTTAGGTTTTTGAGAAAAAGCTCAAACTGCCCTGATTGTTGGGATACCAAAGGATACTCATGCTCCTGTCCCGACATATGGCAAGTGTTTGACGGAGTAGGCTATCCGTTTACCGATAGCAAGTTCTTCTTGGCGGCTGACTTCTTGTTCGATGGGTTTGTTATTGCTAATTATACATGGATGAGCCAGAACAGTTTTCCAATTGGTCAGATCTGGACTTCCGGTGCAGTTTCATCAAACCCGCTTAAACCATTGAGTGCATCGGCTGGCTATCAGTCAGGACCAGTGTCTGGTTGGAGTTGCGCGAACTTAGCATACGGCAGTGCTCAATGCACGTTTACCGATCCTGCAACAATGTCCTTTCCAACAACAAGAGCGGAAGAGTTTCACTGTCGAGTGAAGCACAGTATATCTGACGTAACCATTACTCCAACAACATGCCCACCATAGGATTGATATGGGGAACGAAGCATACATCGAAGAGATGAGACGCAAGCATCTCAAACCAGACGAAGAGCAAGTTGCTAGGCTGCAAGCTCAGTTTCGAAATCAGACAGAGCAAGTGGCTAACAATGCAGACATTAAACAAGATGGCCAGAGACTGGTCGATGAACTCGGTAACGCAGGTGTTACCCTCGACTCTGACCTGAACAAGATTGAAGGTCTAGGTGACCTGATACATGCAACGTTAAACAAGATCGGGATTACGGAAGAGCGATTCAAACAAGTGCTCCAGCTTAAAGAGTGCAACTGCAACGCACGTAGGAAGTTCCTCAACAAGCTAATACCATTCAGCAAAGGATAAAACAATGGCGAATGAAGTATCTGTGTCAGTCAGTCTCCAGGTCAACAACGGTAACATGTCCTTTGTCAAGAGGGACAGCTACACGGCAGATCAATCAGCCGCTGGAGGACCAAGCAACGGCGTACAGGAGATTGGCACTAGCTACGAGTCAATCAGCATTACCGATATTACCAATAAGGGCTTTGTCTACTTCGGCAACCTAGATACCGCCAACTACGTTGAGATTGGTGTAGAGGTTTCGTCTACATTCTACCCATTGATCAAGCTGGGTGCTGGAGAATCCGCAACAATGCGTCTGAGCCCCGCAGTAACCGTATACGGGCGTGCAAACACGGCAGCAGTCAAAGTAGAGACGTACTGCTTTGAAGCGTAAGACGGCCCTCTAAGAGCCTACAAACGGACCTCTATAGACCCCCTTAAATAGGGGGTTTTTTAATTGCCTATACCCCCCAAAATAGCTATCTAACTTTGTACAAAAGAGCTAT